AACCCGTAGTCGGCTGTGAGGTAATCGCGCACGCAAAGCGCGGCGTTAGATGAGAAAGCCGTCGATGTCGTGCGTGGGTCATAGACCTCCTTGCCGCTGACAACTGCCGTGAAGATCGGCACGCCATTCGGGAACACGTCCTGATTGAACTCAAGCCGGACATACAGATAAGCGATCCCGCGCCCGACGAAGGCCGACGTGATCTGCGCGCTTTCGGCTAGAAGTTCAGCGGGCGCTGTCGTCTGCGATCCGTCGTATTTCTTGATGCGAACCTTGCTGGCCCAGTTCTGGCTGGTCACAAAGCCATTGCCGTCCAGCGTGACAACCTCGTCGTTGATGTAGATGTCGCCGATGGACGACACCTCATGCCCGGCGAGACAGATAATCATGTGCAGGAACTGGTTGGTCGCCCCGGTGGCCTCAATGTAGGTCACGATGCCGCCTTTGCGGACAGTGCCGTAGACGTATTCCTGCGGTGATGCCGGGTCGCGGGCGTTCACCAGTGTGCCTTGCATCGCCGATCCGAGCTTCGGCTTCGGCGTAAGGGCAGACATCGCCCAGGATGTGACGACGGTGGTGGCGAGATACCCGACGATGGCTTGAGCGGTAATCCCAAAGGCGATGACGGATGTCCCGACATTCGCACCCAAGATCCACGCGCCGACCGTCACAGGATCGCGGACGATGTTCGCCGGATGAGAAAGGGCCGTCGTGCCTGTCAGTAGCTTTTTAAGCGGCGTCATCGTGCCTCACCCATGCGCTGTCGATGCTTTCGATGGGGGAGTATACCACGCCGCTGGCAGAAAGGAACGCAGCGCTTGTCCCGACGGCTATCCCAAATCCTACGCCCAAGTAGCCCGGTTGGATCACTTCAGGCCCGCCGACAACCAAAGCACCGCGAGGCGGTATGTCGTAGGCCCGCGAAAGGCGCTCACACAGCGCGTCCTCGACTGTTTGGTGTCCATACTCGCGGCGAAGCTCCATGCGCGTCAGAAGGCGTCCTGCGTCGATGTAGCGGCCAACCCAATCGTCGGCCCATCCTTTCCCGTGCATACTGCGAAAAGCCGCGTTGGTGAAGATCAGGCAATCCCAGACGCCCCATTCAAACGGGCGGCCACCGACCTCACGCAAAAATGCGTGCAGAGCCTTTAATCCTCTTTCCGGCCCCACGGGATGCCCTTGTCCTGAATGTCAGCCACGAAGCTGAAGAACGTGTCGCCGGGATGGCGCGCCTGATGGCTTTCGTGGGTGTAACGCCGGATGCGCGCCCGGCCCAACTCAACCATCTTGCTTTCGACCGTCAGCGTAATCGTGGATGCGTCCCCGCTGTCCTCAATGGGCATCTGGTTCATCTTGCCAGCGAACACTTCCACGAAGTCATCAACATTGCTGACGCCGAACAAGATCCGGCAATCGCGGCGCTGGTAAGGCTCTTTGAGTGCCAGCGAGACCAACTCAACAGGCACGCCGCTGACTGTGATGGATGCAGACTTGGCCGACAGGTCGTTGACCTCCTCCAAGCCGCTGATGGCCAGAAGATCCCCCGCACCGAGATACGTTTGGCCGTCGACGGTGCGATCCCCGTAACCCGTCCACAGCCGGATCGGCCCGTAGGTTATCGCGTTGCCGTCAACATCGGTTCCGCTGCGTGTGTCGAACATCATCTCAACAGCGTAAAACGGCCGCACCTCTGGCTCGGCAAGTGCGCTCAGGATAGCGGCTGGAACGCTGCGGGCCATCAGACTGCCTCCATCGCGCCAAAGGTCAGGCCGTAGATGCTGGCCTCATTGATCGACCAAGACTGCTCGTTGCTGGACAGCCTGAACAAGCCTTTGGCATTGCTCACTGTCACGGCTGCGTTATCGGCGGGCGCGATGCGGATGTGCGGCCAAAGGTCAAGCGAGACCTGCCCAGACCCGTTGCTGTTGGCGTCTTGCAGAACCTTGTGCAGGCGTGCCGACGATCCCGTGCCGAGTTGGATATAGTCGCCAGCCTTCAGCCATCCTGTGACGCTGTTTGACGCGCCGTCGATGTTCAGAGTGCCACCCGTTTGGTCTGCGCCGTTGACCAGCGGCGTCCCGGTCGGCGTGCCGCGTGCTGTGCAGCCAAGAGGATCTCCGAGCAGAAACGTGCCAAGCTGCCCACGCAGGGCGATCAGCCACGCGATCCATTGTTCTGCGTCAGCCCGAAGCATTGGCGGCAGGGTCACATCTGCCTGCCACATCTGTCCGGAGTAGGCGAAGGCTTGGCCCGCGAAGGTAAACGGCGAAGCCCCGTAGGCCACCGCATTGATGGCGCGCAGTTCGATGCTGCGAATGCGCTTGTTCGTCGGCATCGCCAGAGGGTAAGTGATTGTCATCCAAATGCGCTCCCATAACTACCACCACGGCGGCGCGCATCCAAAACGGCTGCCTTTGCGCTGTCTGCGATTTGCGGCATCAAAGATTTGATTTCGTTGCGGACGGTCTGCTGAACACCTGTGGAAACGTTGATCGTCTGGTTTACAACCACGCCACCGCCACCGCCGACTGCCGCCTTGGCTTGCGGGACCGACAGCACGCGGCCCGCGCTTGAAGGCACAAACAGTTCGCGGCCATGCTCACCGACAACCGAGGCCTGCCCAGCCATCAATGCGCCGCCTGATGCGCTGCCTTTCAGTGCAGGAAAAACATTGCCTAAGAAGCCTGCGATACCAGAACCTGCTGATGTGGCCGTTCCAACGCTGCCAACCAGCCGCTGCACCACCAAGACCCGGTAGAGTTCTGCGATCACCGCCTTCGCCATGCCCCTGAATGCGTCCTTGGTGCTTTCCGTGCCGTCCAAGATCGACATGAATGCGTTTGTAAAGCCGTCTTCCAGCACGCCCGCCACGCTGGAAAGGTCCATCATCTCGCCGCGTGCAATCTTCATGCGGTCTGTCAGCACGGCCAGCGTCATGTCGGCCTGCTCTTGCGTGATGATGCCATTCTTCAGCGCGTTATTGACGACATCTTGCGCCTTGGCGAAGTCTTGGTTCGCCTTGGTCGCGCCGTCGAGAGACCCGATCAGCGCGTCGAAATCGTCTTTAGCTTGCTGTGCTGGTGACTTTCCGCCGCCTTTTTTTGGTTTATCCTTGTCGTCTGTGGATGTGCCTGACCCCGGTGTACCAACGACGATAGGGTCCAGCGCATAGTCTATTTTGGAAGCCTCAACGGCCTGCATACTTTCCTGAATCGCCTTAACCGCCGCGCCAGTGGCTTCGACCCTTTCCTGAGCCTCCCCCATAGCCCGATTAAATTCGTTAACACCATAATTTTCTATGTAGTCAGCTCTGTATTCCGGGTCATCAAAAAGCTCAAACTCAGATCTTGCTGACGCGAATGCTGAGGCCGCATCGTCAAGATCACTGCGAAGGTTAACAAGTTGCGCCTCGTCGCCTATGTTAAGCAACTCGGTAAGGCCAACACCTATTCTAATCCAAAAATTGTCCCAGTACGCGCCCATCACATCAAGGACTTCAGTCCATGTGTCCTGCATGATCTTCGCATTTTTTATCATAGCCTCATCAAGGATGCGGCCCGTGCTTTCCGCGCTATCGCCAATGGCAGTAAGGGCTGCGGCGTTGTCCCTTAGAAGCGGGTTCAGCGCCGTGGCATCAGAGGCCAGCGCCTCCATGTAGAAAGTCATTTCCTGCTGATTGACGCCAGCCTCTTGCAGGGTCTTAACGTAAAGGCCAAGCGCTTGATCTGACGAAAGGCCGACGAAAGCTTCTTTCGCCACGCCAACCTTCGGCGCGATATTGTCAAAGAAGTCGGCCAGCGGGCCAGCGCCCGTCGCCATGTAATCGCCGAACTTGTCGTTTACGTCCTTCAGGATGTCGGCCAGCTTGTCCTGCTCAATGCCGACAGTCTGCGCCGCGATGGCGAACTTCTGAAACTCTGTCGTCCCGGTGCCTGCAATCATCGCAAGATTATGGATCGCGGCCCCAGCGTCGATGGCGTTCTTGATAGAAGCAACCATGCCAGTAGCCAAAGCGCCAGCCGACAGCGCTCCACCAAGACGGCCAGCGGCGCTAGACAGCAAGTCAAAGCTTTTTGTCGTTGATCCAAGACTGTCTTTTGTCTTGCGCTCAAACGTCTTGATTTTGCGCTGGGCAGCGTCAAGCTCGCGCTGCATACCGATGGTGCGGGCGGCGATGATGATGTTTAGCTGTTCAGCGTTGATAGCCATCGACTTGCCCCACAAGTTGGCGATATTCCTCGGCGGTCATCGCTTCAGAACCCGGCTTCTTCGGCGAGTGTGCATCAGACCACCCTTCAAACACAAGCCAAGTGTCTTTCGGGATCATATCACGGATTTCCTCAGGCTTTAAGCCCGCAATAATCCCGCTTTTGATCATTCCCCTGACGTTAAGACGCTTTGGGGCTGGTCCTCGCTGTTCTTTTTTTTTACTTCGCCCTCGGTCATAGCATCAGGCATGAAGGCCACGCCCAGAACGGCCTGCGCGATGCCGTAAAGCCGCAACAAATCTTCCGGCTGCGCTGCCAAGATAATGCGGTCAGCTTCGTGGTCTTTCTTTCCGCCGCCGACCAAACCAAGAGCCAAGATATCCCGAACCTCGCGGCTGGATGGCTTTTTCCCGTTGCCGAAAAAGCCGTCCCAAAGTTCAAAGATGCCCCGGTGCTTGTCCTCAAACCGCTCAATCTCACGATTGCGAAGGATAAACGTGTAAGAGGTGCCGCCGATATACTCGACGACACCCCCACGCGGCGCTTCTGCCGTGATGCTCATTAG